GTCGTAATTGCCATTCGGCGCGACGCCGATCGACACCGAAGTGCCTGTGGACATGAACACCATCACGTTGATGCGGCCGGCGGTGCTGGGCACGAAAGAGGAAACCGAGGCGGCGGTCAGGACGTCATTGGTGTTGCCCGATGCCATCTGCCGCAACTGGGTGAGGACGACGCCATCGAGGACGTAGTTCGCCGTACGGCCAGATTGCAGTGTCGGATACAGCACAGGCGTGGCGTTGGTGCGGACCCAGCCGACCCGGGCCTTGTAGGTGTAGCCGGACGGCATGGTCGGCGCCGTGGCGCTGGTGGAGAGCAGACCGGCGACCGTGGTGCCGTTATAGATGATCCAGACGGCATACCAGGTGTTCGGCGTTACCGTGCCGGTGTCCAGCCCATTCGCCCCGGTCGTCGCGGTGCTGATCGTGGCGGAAACGGCGCGCACCACGCCGTAGCTGTTGCCCGCAGTCTCCACCACCAGTTCGTCAGCTGTTACCACGGCCGCGCCGGTGCGGGTGTCCAGCTTCAGGTTCTTGCGCGCGCCCTGCACCGTGGCGATGCCGGATGCGGCCGTGCTGAACAGCTTGTTCGTCTCATCGATGGTGCCGATCAGGATCCACGTCGTGTCGGCCTGGTCGCGCACCTTGATCTGGCCGTTCGTGGTGTCGTGCCACCAGAGGCCAGCGATGGAGGTGAGGCCGGTGCTGACTGTCGTCGGCGCGGTGGCGCTGGGCAGCATCTTGGCCAGCTTGTCGGCGATGACGTTGCCCTGCTGGTTGTTCGCCAGCCCGCTGATCGTGCCGGAAGTGGCCCATGTGAGGTCGGTCATGCGTCAGTAGCCCTGAGCGAGGAGGTTGACTGTGCGGGCCACGCCGGACCCGCCGTTGATGACCTGCACCGTGCAACCCGCGTCCGTGAGGTTGCTGATGATCAGTTGGTCGCCGGCCTGCGCGTTCAGGAGGGTGCCCTGCACATGCGGCAGCGTGTCCCCACCCGGGCCGCCGTTGAACGCGGCGGGGGAGCCGGCCCCGTCGGGGGTGAACGTGACGGCCATACCGCCCGCGCCGACTGCCAGACGGTTGTAGTGGTCGGCGCGGTCCGGCACGTCGACCGCAAAGGTGAACGCGGTGAGGATCGCCTGGGTCTGCGCATCGCGGGTGCCCAGCACCATGCGGGCCTTGAACCCCTTGGCGTTCACCGCGCCGCCGGCGAGGAACTTGGTCCAGGCGCCCCAGCTGGTGCCGTCCTGCGTCACGGCCAGCTCGGGATAGATCTCCGTGTTCGCCGTGGCAGCGAAACCAAGGATGTCGGTCTGCGCCAGCCAGTCCGCCACGGTGAGGATGTCCTGTCCGAGCGGCGCGCCCTGGCCTGCCCAGGCGATGTTGACCAGGCACGGCGCCGGCGCGGTGAGAAGGACCTGGTGGCCCGCCGGAACCTCGTAGGTGCCGCTGTCCTGCGGGCCGTAGCCGAACATGTCGGGCAGCGCGAACAGGTCCGCAGGGACGAAGATGTCCCCGCCCGCCGTGGTGACCACGGAAGCGCCGGATATTCCGGCTGTGCCGCCCAGCGTACCGGGCCAGCCCGCCGCGGCTTCGTCGAACGTGGCGATGACGTTGGACACGATGGCCGCGCCGGTGATGACGATCGATGGCGGATTGGCCGAGGTGATGTTCAGCGACGATGTGGGCGTAGCGTAGGCCGCGACCCAATAGGTGCCGTCGCCCGGCACGCGGAACGGCGGGTGCGCCACGGAGCCGATCACCTGGCCCGCCGCGAAGGTGGCACCCTGGCGGATCTCGTAGCGGATCGGCCGAAAATCCTGCACCTCGTCCCAGACCAGGTTGGTGTAGGAGCCGACATAGACGGCGGAGAGGTTCGCGACGTCCGGCACCGTGGCGGTGAGCGGGGTGCCGCCGATGACGTAGGGGTAGGCCACCACCTCGTCGAGGCTCTGCTGGCCGCCGCCGTGGCTGTTGTAGGCGAGGAACTTGAAATACAGCGTCTGGCCAATCCGGTCCGCCGTGATGGCGAAGGGAAAAACGTCGCCATCCACCACCCGGACGAAGGCCGACCCCGCCGCGTGCGCCGCCGGCGCGGTCTGGAACAGGCCCCGGACCAGGTAGGTCAGGTTGTACCTCTGGCCCGTTACCAGCGTGGCGGTCTGGTAGGCCAGATACTCCCCGCTGTCGGCCAGATAGAGCAGCGTGTTGCCGGCCAGGGCGTCGGCCTGCGTGCCGGAGAGCAGCTGCGCGTCCGGGACCTGGGCCAGATCCACCTTCAGCGTGTTCGTGGTGTCGATCGTCTGGCCCGTGGTTGCGGCCGTGACACTGGGCAGGGCCTGGACCAGCGTGCCCATCCGGGTCGAGCCGTCCATCACGCCGGCGAAGTTGTAGGAGGCGTTGTCGGTGCTGACCCAGACCTCGCACCCGCCATAGGAGGGTGAGGCACCGGAGATGGCCAGCCAGATCGCAAGCTGGCCCTGCGACAGCTCGTAGGTCGGCTCCCAAATCACCGGCGGGTTCACCGCGCCGGGGTCGACGTTGTAGTCCGGGATGAAGCCGGCCGAGCGTTCGACGTTGTAGAGCGGTGCCCAGCCGGTGCCGGGGAGGAAATCCTCGGCGTAGACCGACAGGGTGCGGTCCTGGTTCTCCGTGATCTCCTTGATCCGCACCGGCCAGGCCGACAGGCCGAGCCTGGCATCCGTGATCGCCACCACGTCCATCGGGTCAAGCAGGATGTATTCCTGACCGACGGTGAAGGCGTAGGTGCAGCGTACTGCTTCCCGGCCCAGCGCCAGGTGCGCCGACATGATTGCGGCGGACTCGATGCAGAAGAAATGGCGCTGCTTTACGTCGGCGCGGCGGAGTCCGTTCACCGCGATACCGGCGTCGTCCTTGGCGTCCAGCACCTTCGGATTGTAGCTGTTGGCCCGGTTCAGGAATTCCACGGGGACCGCGTTCTTCCGGTCGTCGGCGCTCTTCCTGGTGACATGGACCGGATCACCGCCGCCGGCGCCGCCGTCGGGATTGCCACCCTGCGGCGCCTTGAAGTCAGCGTCGATCAGGCTGTAGCCGGAGAACGCTGGAGGCGTGTAGGTGGCGCCGTTGCCGGAAACGGCTGTGTCGCCGTAGGGCACGATGGTGAGCACACCGCCGGACCACACCGCCTCGCTGTTGGTCGCCTCCAGCCACTCCTTCAGGTATTGCCGCGCCTCCTGCTGATCCAACGCGATCGGCGACATGACCAGGCCGAGCGCCAGGCAGTAGCTGGAGTAGACGGAAAGCGAGCCGAGATGGGCCGCGGGGAACTGGGCGCCGTAATATTGGTTGGTCAGGAAGTCGGTGATGATGTCCTTCGGGTTCGCGTCCTTGGAGCCGGCGATTGCGGAGTTGATCGCCGCGGTAATTTCCACAGTGAGGTTTGGCAGCGCGGGCGAGGCGCCGAGCGGCATGTGGTCCGCCGCCATGTAGGCAATACCGCGATAGGCCAGGGCCTCGTCTTGGTGCTTGGTGGTGAGCCAGCCCCAGGGGTTCTGGGTGTAGGTCCCGGTGAAGGTTTCCAGGTCCAGCTTGTGGAACTTGTCGATGGTCTGGTTGTTCCAGAGGCGGTCGAACGACACGACCGGGCCTTCGCACATCGCGATGACCACGGCGGTGCGGTAATTGACCTGCTGCCCGCCGCCCTTGCCACCGCCCTTGCCGCCACCGCCGCCGCCACCCTTGCCGCCGGCCGAGCCCTTGCCGGACGCACCGCCGCCCTGGTGCTGGAAGTCGCCGTACCAGATCAGGTTGCCGGCCAGGCGGTTCTGGCCCCACAGCACCGGCCGCGCCTTGCCCTCGATCGAGGACTGAACCCGGAGCACCTTCTCCGGCTTGTTTGCGTTGGAGGCGCGCGCCGTGCCGCCGCCGAAGAAGAACGCCACGATCCGCTATTCCCAGATCGAGAAGAACCGCATCTGCAGCTCGCGCAGCCGACCCTCCCCGGCCTGCTGCGGCCGCACCATCCGCGCATCGCTGCTGGCGTGGATGATGTTGGGCATGCCCGGCGCGTCGATGATGGCGCCGTGCGCGTAGCGGGCCCGGTCAGCGCCGAGGCAGAACAGCACCGCGTCGCCCGGACCGGCCTCGTTCGGCACGATCTCGCGGGCATAATCCAGCACTACGCCGAGATAGCGTTCGGCGCGGTTGTTCAGGAACCAGTCGGGCGGGTAGTGCGCCACGTCGAACGGCGGCAGGTAGCCCACTGCGCTGAACACGCTGGCCATCAGCATGGCGCAATCGACACCGCCCTGCGGGCCCCTCACCATCTGGCCATGGTGGTAGGGCGTGCCGATCCAGCGCTGTGCCTCCCGCACCACCTGGGCGCGGGTGACGGTGTGGCCGGAGATGATGGGCATGTCAGGCGGCCATTTCGGGTGCTGGGATGTGCGGCTGGCCGCCGAAGTTGGCGGCGTTGCCGAACAGGCCGCAGGTGATCTGCTGTTTGTCGCAGCCGGGGTAGGCGGTGAACGCGTCGCCCACCGCGATAGGGAAAGAGAACGGCGCGAGCAGGGTGAGGATGGCGGGCGCACCGGCGGTGTAGGCACGCACGGCGCGCTGGGACGTGGCGTTGGCGCCGCTGGTCATGACGATGCGGCCCAGGGCGTAGGTGCCACTGCCTGGTGGGGCGGAGATGTGGGAGCGGATCACGCCCTGCGTACTGCCCGACGCCACGGTGCCGGAGACGGCAAAGCTGGATGCGACAAGGCCGCACCCAGCGTCGAACAGGGTGCGAGCACAGGGGGCCTGATAGACGTTGCGCGGGAACGAGGCGTCGAGCAGATGCAGCAGCGAGTGAAGTGTGACGCTGACCTGGCTGCGGCCGATATCGACGTTGGCGACGCGGCCGGTGAAGATGTTGATGACGCCGACCGGCGCGGCGGGGACGGAGAAGGCATTCGCCCCGGTCGGCCAAGCTGCAAGGTAGGCGCGGTCCACCGCGACCGTGGCACCGTCCAGCGCGCCGCCGCGCACCGCTTGCAGCCAGGGCTGGCCGGCGATCAGGTCAGGCTCCACCGCGCCGGTGACGGGATGGAACGCGCGGGGTGCCACCCGGACAGTCCAGGTGTCAACGTCGAGGCCGACCTTCCAATGGCCGCGCGGTGATCCGCCAGCCTCGCCGCCCTGGTCGAACGCCGGACCGTCATGCACCCAGGTGTTGCCACCCCAGCCGATGTTCAGGTCCGCCGCGGCGTAGCGCAGCACCGGGCCGCCATTCGTCGTGGTGAAGGTATAGAGATCGGCGAAGACGAAGCTGCGCGTCGCCAGCAACGCGGCGAGCGCGCCGGGGGACGTCTCGAAGAGTGGAGATTTCACGGAACGCGTGCGGCTTTCACGGAAAATAACGCTGATTCACGCAACAGCACTCTCCGCTTGTGGATAACTACAGCTTGATCGTGGTGAATCGCAGCGTGTCGACAGCCCAGCGGTCGGCGAAATCCTGCCGCAAGCCGAGTTCGTCATCGTCGAACTGGCAGAGCCAGTTGAACGAACCGGTCCAGGTGAGCGCGGCGCCGACAGCGGGTGCCGAGGTGAACGTCACCAAGCCAGTGGCGCCGATCGTGTAGTGAGTCGTCAGCGTCTGCAGTACGCCGGCCTTGTAGATAGCTGGCGTGCCAGTGGGCGCGAACACCGGCTCGGTGAATCCCCCAAAGCTGCGCACCAGCTGGAACGCGGTGGTGACACCGTTGCCGGTGCCGAAGGCCTGCGCGGTCACAGCTTTGTCGGTGCCGTCGGTGTATTGGAAGACGCCAGCGGCGCCAGCGACCGAGTGATAGAAGCCGAGGATGCTGTCCAGTTCGGCATAGGCACCGTAGCGGCGCAGCACCTCGAAGGTCAGCTCATAGCGGTAGCGAGGATACGACCAGAGGGCGAAGCGCGGCGTCTGCCCGCCGACGGACGTTTGCTGGATCGTCGACCACAGCGGTGTGCGCCTGATCGGAAACGTCAGGCCGGGGAAGGTCGGGAAGACGGGAGGCGGCATATCCGACGTCGATCAGTAGGCCGGCCGCAGCGACGGATTATTGCGGAACGCCCCGGCCACGCCCCGTGCGATGCGATCGATGTTGCGCATGAGGAACTCCGCCCCGGTCTGCGTGTCGATGGCATGGATGCTGATGTTGATTGGGCGGCCGGGGCTGCTGCTGCGTCCCGCATCGCCGAACATGCCGCCCGCGACGGAGCTACCGTTCTGCCGCAATCCCTGCGCGAAGCGCTGGGGGATGACCATCTCGCCCTTGTGCAGCTGCATCGGCATATCGCCCGGCAGGTTCCACACGCCCTGTGCCGCGGCTGCCAGTGGCACCATCGCCTGCACTGCCGCGATCGCCGCCGCCGCAGCACCCGGCGCCATGGCAGGGCCAACGATCGGGATCGCCGCCGTCGAGGCAAACGCCGCTGCCCCAGCCACGCCGGCGAGGCCCTCGACCTCTGCCACACGCTGCGCCGCACCCAGCACCATGCCGGCCTTCTCGGCACTCTGTTCCACCGCTGTGCGGGTGGTCGCCGCAGCCGCGGTGGTCGCGGTCTTCGCCGTCTCAATCCCGAGCCACGACATCAGCAGGGCGGCCCAGCCGGACTGCCCGGCGGCCTGTTCGGTGGCGACCCGCGCTGCCGTGGCGGCGCTGCTGATCGAGGACTTGGCCAGTTCCAGTGCCGCCCAGCGCGACAGCATCTGAAAGCCCAGCTCGGTGACGCCCTGCACCACCGAACGCGTTGCCGCCAGCGCCGCCTGGCTCCAGGTGGTGGTGCCCATGAGCAAATCGGTGAACGTGCGCTTGATGGTGCTCTCCACGCCGGAAAAGGCCTGGGCATAGATTTGCGCCGTGCGCTGCGCCTCCTGCATCGCGGCACGGGAGGCCTCGGCACGCAGCTGCTGCAACTGGCGCTGGGTCTGCTGCTCGATGACGAGCTTCTGGTCTGCGACGCGCTGATAGGCCTGGGTTCCCTCCTGCAACTGGGCGAGTGCCGCATCGAGCGCTTCGAGTTGCAGCCGCTTCTGGTCCGCGACGAATTGCTGGAGGATTTGCAGCGCCTGGGCCTTGGTCATGCGCTCGGCGGCGACTTCCTCGTCCAGTTCCGCCTTGCGCTGTGCGATCGCTTCCGTCGTCAGCCGGCCCCTGGTCTGCGCCTCGGCGAGCAGGGCCTGGGTCCGTTCCCTCTCGGCTCGCTCCGCATCCCGGGCCCCCGTCCGCGCCGCGGTGGCTGCCTCGGCCAGTTCGGCCATGCGCAGTTGCCGGCGCGCATTCATCGCGTTGGTCTGCGCGGTGCTGATCTGGCCTTGGGTCAGGTTCGCCTGTTGCGCCACTTGGGCCCAGAACGCGGCCTCGGTGCGCAGCATGTCCATCTGCGCCTTCTTGTGGTCGGTGGCGCGGTCCAGGATTGCCGCCTTGGACCGTTCCAGAGCGGCGCGTTGTTCCTGCTCCCAGGAGGCGTCGCCCTTGGCGCGGTTCAGCTGGATCTGTTGGTCGATCTCGCGCAGCTGCGCCTGCAGCACCGCGCGGTTGGCCTCGCCCACCGCCTGGCCCAGGGCGGCTTCGATCACTGTGCGCCGCTCGCGTAGGGCGGTGAGTTCCCCCTCGGCCGTTTTGATCTCACCGGCGACGGCCAGGTAGTCGCGCAGTTCCTGGCTGACCGGGGCTTCGGCCGGGCGGAGTTGGGTGAGGGAGCCGCCCAGCATGCCGCGCTGGCGCTGGAAGGCGTCGAAGGACAGATCCGGTAGCTGGCCGACCTCGCCGACCTTCCCGTTGGTCAGGAACTCATTGACCCACTTCCGGTAGGCGGCGCGCAGTTCCTCCAGGTTGGTGGTGCTTTGGCCCCAGCGCCGGTTTAGGGCGGCGACGGCCAGTTCCTGCATCTTGGCGCCGGTGGGATCAGCCAGCGCTTCGTTGAAGCGGGCAATCTCGTTGGCACCGACCAGGGCGTTCTCCCGCACGAAGCGGGTGAGCGCCTGGGTGCTCTGGAACACTTTGACGATCTCGTCGGCAGTCTTCGCCGCATCGCCCTCCGTGCTGCCGCGGAAGGCCTCGTGCAGGGCGGGCGCCAGGCGCAACAGGGCCTCACGTGTGGCTTCCGTGATGGTGGGCAGCCGGTCGATGGCGGCGGCAATCTTGAGCCCCTCGGTCGAAGAGAGATTGCCGAACTTGGTCATTGCCTGCGCCGCGGCTTCGACGCGCAGCTTGGCGAGATCGGCGTTGCGTCCCTGCAGCATGGCGGCGGCGAACACACCCTGCAGGGCGATCTTGGCCTCGTTGGCCCGCAGGGTCAGAAAGGCGATGCCGGCGGCTGCCGCAGCCGCGGCGGCACCGACCAGTTGGAAGGCGCCTGGCAGGGCAGAGGCGGCACTGCTCAGACCCGACACCGCCGTCTGCGCCGCGCCGGTGACTTCCGGGATTTGGGCGAAGGCGCCCTGGGTGGCCGCGGTGCCGGTGATCAGCAGCTGGCGGGCAACATCGGCGGCGCCCTCGCGCATGTTGCCAAACGCCGCCGTCGCCTGCTGGGCGGCGCTGGTCGCGGAACCCAGGTCCGGACCGACCCGGCGTGCCTCGCGCGAGAAATCCCGCACCGCCTGCTTGGCAGCGTCGAGGCCCGCCTGCAGGGGACGGGCATCGGCGGTGACCGAGACGCTGATGTTCGATGCCACGGGGTGTCCTCGGAACTTGGGCCGTCAGCGGGTCAGGAGTTTCGATGACTGAAACCCGGCACGCCGCCAAGCAGCGCGATCAGGTCGTCCGCGTCACCCTTCTCGGCTGCGGCAGAACCACCGAGCCCCAGATAGCTCGCCACCAGCCAGTCCACCGGCGGTGAGCGGCGCCAGTGCCGGTGCAGGGCGTAGTAGTCCGCCAGGGTGATCCTGCGCTCTATGGCGCGGGGATCGCCGGCGCAGATTCCTCGGGCGGCGAGTTCGGCGACGATGGATCGGAAGTCACCGATGAACTCGCCGCCGTCGCTTCCCCCGGCTTGAGTTCCTCCGGCACTGGCGGCATCGAGGCGCGGATCATCTGCGCCACCGCGGCGCTGAGTGGGCGGATCTCCTCGGGCCGCAGCACGGTCTTCAGTTCGGTCACCCCGGGCCGATCGGCCGGTTCCGGCTTGAGCGCCAGGCTGATCGCGACGATCTCCAGTTCCAACGCCGTCTGGGCGATCAGATCGGGGGCGATGCCGAGTGCCTGGATATGCGGCCAGGCGCGCTCCAGTAGCAGGAACGGCATCGGCGGCGCCGGCCAGTCCCGGCCGCCAATGCGGAAGGTGATGTCATCCATGGTGATGCTAGCCCTGATCGGCCACGGAGAAGGTGCCGATATTCCCGGCGGCGTCAGCAAAGGCCTCGAAGTCGAATTCCGGGATGACGTAGTCATCCGTCTTGGTCGACAGGCCGAGCTTGCTGGACACACAGGCGTTCAGCCGCAGCACCATCTGCTTGGCCCGAAAACTCATGTTCAGGTCCAGCAGGAAGGTCGGCGTCGCTCCCATCAGCTTGTTGGTGATGGTGAAGGAGTAGCCGCCGGCCGCCGCGGTGTAGGCGTAGTTGATCAGGACATTCACGGACGTATCGCCGGAGGCAAAGGTGTAGACCCCGCCGGTGGTCACCGAATACTGACCCACCGCCGGGGCGGAGGCGACCCTAATGAACGGCACGCCGGTGGCGGCGTAGACCACGCCGCGATCAGCGAAGCCGGTGGTGTTGGTCACCGTCACCTGGAACGGTGTCGTGGGGATGGTCTTGGCTTCCAGGTAGGCGATCTGGTGCAGCGTCGCGCCGCTGGTCTCGCCGAAGAACAGGTCGTTGAAGATGGCGCCGCTGATCTGGCCGAGCTTGGCCTTGCCCTCGATCTTCATTTTGGCCCGCGCGACATCGACCGGGAACTGCGACATGCCAAACAGCTGCTTGGTATCGCCGGAGAAGTCGACGCTGCCTTCCTGCAGGGTGCCGAACAGGCGGGGGGTGGCGTTGGCGACGTCCGAGCGGACGCCGAACATCAGGCCCGAGCCGAAGCCATACTGGGGCATGGGAGTCTCCATCTGAGGGATGCGGCGTCAGCACGACGCTGCCGATTGCATTATTGGGGCACGCGCCCTTTCACGACCCAAGCCGTCGCGGCATACGACCTTGGGCCATCAGGCTCGCCATCGAGATAGGCACGCTGAACCTTTTCCCGGAGGGTTGCCTTCTCCTGGTCGCTGAGCGTGGCAACGTAATCTGCGATCGGTCCATCCTTGCCTTCATTCGGCGCCCAGTAGTCGACAAAAGATGCAAAGTCCATGCGGATTGTCCGCATGTCCTGGACCACATCCTGCAGACCTGCATCATGCCAAGCGCGCGCCAGTTCTCCGGGCCGGCTCATTGGCCGGATGTAGACACGAGCCCGGCGTTCATCGGCTTTCGGGTCAAGCATTGCGGCGGTATCGAAGAACATTCGATAGGTGACAAAGCCGCCGCGTGTGTCCCATGTGGCTGCGGCAACCGTCCCTCCAGGACGTGTCACGCGGCGCATCTCGCGTACCGCCTCCGCGCATTTCGGAATGAACTGGAGAACAAGCATCGAGAGCGCATGATCGAACGACGCGTCAGGGAACGGCAGCGCGCAAGCGTCGCCAACCCGAAATTCCACACGCGGATCACGGTTGTGGCGCTTGGCGTGCTCGACATAAATCGACGAGAAGTCCAGGCCATGAATGGAGCCGATATTCCGATTTCCGGCGAGCGCAAATGTCAGGCTACCGGTGCCGCAGCCGACATCCAGAACGCGTTCGGCTGATTCTATGCCGGCAAAATCAATGAACAACGGTGCGAGGCGGCGGCTCCATCGTCCCATTTGGAGTTCGTAGCCGTCGCCATCAGCAGCGACGAATGTCGACGAGACCATGTCCGATTCCCCCCCACGCTCCCAGACGTGCATTATGATGCGCACCGACGCGTGTCGTTCCCATTTACAATAGCACGACGTGATCGTTTTGTAACCGATGCCCTACAACGGGTTCGGCACCAGGATATGGATCGGCACCACCGCGATTGCTTGGCCGTCCAGATCGCCGGTGTGCAACTCGACCTGCCCCTCAACCCAGCAATTGTGCACCAGGCCGCCAAGCGTCTGCACTTCCCGCACGGGCTCCGGCTCGAGCACCCGCATGACGGCATCGAGGATGTAGTTCAGCGTCGCGGCGGGCACCGCATCCGGCGCCGCCCCCGCCTTACTGTAGATCCAGACCTCACAGCGCATCGTCACCCTGGGCGGCATCCTGGCGGCGCGCGGCGCGATATCCTCGCTGTCGGAACGTAGGAACAGCGCCGGCTGCGCTGCCACGTCCGCCCACAGCTTCAGCCGCCGGCTGGCAGTGCGGAAGCCGGTGGTGAAGGTGACGTTGCCGCTGGCCGAGATGGCCGCCTCGGACAGCGTCACCTGGGTCGGGCTGTCAACGCTGAGGATCGTCGCGGTGGTGGGTGTCCGGGCGCTGGTCACCGGCAGGCCGACGAACAGCCCCGCCGTGCTGGGGATGCCGGTGATCACCGGCGAGCCGAACGCCGCCGTCCCGGTGAACGTTGACGCAATCGATGAAGTCAGCAGGGAGAATAGCGCCTGCATGATCGGCTCGCGGCCACTCATTGTGACGCCACCTGGGCAGAGTCCTCCACGGCGACCTTCAGTTCGGCGATGGCGTCGGCGCGGATGGTGGCCATCGGCCCACGCAGGAACCGATGCGCCGACAAGTTCGACCGACGCACATGCCCAGGGCGCTGCACCATCATCGGCGCGGTAGCGCGGCCCCAGAGATGCGTCAGCTTGGCCTGGTGGGCGCGAACCATGAGGACACGAGCAGAACCGTATTCGAGGGCGGCGGCCTTCAGGGCATCCTCGGCATTGTTGGCCCGCACCCCCACTACGGCTGCTATGCGGGAGCCGTGGTCATAGACCCGCCCGCCGGTGAGGCCGCGCAGATGCCCGGTCTTGGCAGGCTGTGCCGCCCGAACGGCCGTCTCCAGCCGACGCTCGATACGCCACAGCGCCGCCAGCAGGCGTTCATGCGCGAAGGCCGGGAATTGCTCGAAACGGAGGATGGCGGCGCGCTCGCTGCCGCTTCGGACCTCAATGCCGAACATGGCCATCAGGGACCCACCGGAACGCGATAGGAATCAAGGATCACCAGCACCTCGTCGGGGAACGGACCGTGCGAGCCAGGGACAGAGCCAATCCAGTAGGTCTGATCACCCAGACCGGGCTGGCTCTGGCTGCGTAAGGTTGGGTCACGGCCGCGATTGTGGAAGCGGGCGGCGATCAGGCGCAGCGCGGCCTGTTGCAGGTCGCCAGGGATGTCCTGAAAGCCGGCCTGATAGGTGACGGTCGTGGGTGTGTTGTACCAGCTGGTCGGCACGCCACCGCCCCCCAGGCGGAGCAGCCAGCCGCGCGGCGCGTCGACGAGGTAGTCAGTGTTCTCCGCCAGCGCGACCTGCCCGCCTGTGCCGTCGGCCACCATCACGGCCGTGACATTGATCACCGGGAACCGGCTGAGCTGCAACTGGGTTTCCCCGAGGCGGCTGTAGACCACATCACGCACCGTCTCGGCGGCAAACACCCGGTTGCAGTAGTTGGTGATCGCCGCGGAAACCTGGGTGATGGCCCGAGCCAGGAACGCGTCGTGCTCCGTGTCGGCCGAACCGATGCGCAGTTCGTCCTTCATCGCGTCGAGGTCGACCAGATCCGGGCTGAGCGCCGCGGTGACGATGGTGGTGAGCGTGTCGAGGGGCATGGCCATACCGGTGCCGGTTGGGGAACCGCGATCAGGTGGCCGACTGGGCCAGGAACTTGAGCGGGTTGGTGCCGGCATCCACCAGGTTGCCGTCCCAGCGCTGGAAGGCGAGGAAGCCGGTCTGGTTGTAGTCGGCGTAGCGTTCCGTCAGCCGCATCAGGCTCACCCCCGCCACGCGGCGGATGAAATACTTGGAGAAATCGCCGAACAGCAGCGTCTTGGCGTTCGCCGCCGGCACCGCCATGTCCTGGTTGATGGTGTAGGGATGGCCGAGGATGGTGTCCGGCTCCTTTACTGCCAGACCCGGCAGCCACAGCGGCCGGTTCTGCGTGTCCTTCAGCTGCTTCAGCACTTTCAGGGTCGCATCCGCCATCATGAAGCGGGCATTGCGCCGGTAGGCCGGATCGACCGAATGCTGCAGGTTGACCAGGCTGTCGTACGGGATGGAGGTGGTGTTGCCGGTCGGGCAGGTGGTGCCGTTCTGCGCCGCGGTCACTGCCCCGTTCGGCTGGGACGAGCCGGTGCCGGTGGTGAAGTGGGTGTTGGTGATCCGCGCGATGCGGGTGCCGAGCTTGTCGGCGAGGAAGCCGTCGAGGTTGAAGGCGCTGTCCTGCAGTAGCTGGTTGGACACCAGCACCAGCTTGGAGGTGTAGGTATAGGCGCCGAGGGTCACGACGCCGAAGGTGACGTCCTGGGCGGTCACCTGGGTGTTTTCTGCGAGGATGGCACCGGCATTGGTGGTGTCGTTGTCGGTGGGAACCGGCAGGGCGTTGCCGGTATCGGTGTCGAACACATAGGCGGCTTCGGTCATGCCGCCATAGGCCTTCTCGGCGTCGATCAGCTGATCATAGAAGCCCTGCGGCACGGTGTAGCCGCCGGCCGAACCGGTGCCGACGCTCTGCGCCGCCTGGAACCGGCGGGCGAACACCTCGTGCTGCTCGGGGGAGAGACCGTTCACACCGGTGCGCACCCAGGCGCGGAAGGTAGAAATTTCCACGTCGTCGCGCGCGGCCATCTGGTCGGAGGAAACGCCGGCGGCAATGGCGCGATTGCGCAGGGCCTCGGCGTTCTCAGCAAGCAGCATGTCGGCGCGTTCGATCTGGTCGATCTTGGCCTTGAGGCCGTCGGCCTCGGCCATCATGGCGTCGAACTTGGCCAGGTCGTCGGCGCTGACAGTCTCCTGGTCGTGGATGGCGCGGGCGTCCTCGATCAGCTTGGCGCGCTGGGCGCGCAGGTCACGGCTATTGGCCATGGGTGGGGGGCTCCATCTGGGGGATACGGCGCCATCGCGGCGCTGCGGCGGCTTGCCCAAGGCCGGGTGGGGCAACCGGGGTGGCCCGGTGGTTGCTGTCAGTCGGCGGTGGCCAGGCGCAGACCGCTTGCGCTGTGGCTATGGCCTCAGCAGCACACCTGAACCTATTTCTGGGATACCCGGAGGGTGTAGCGCGCCTTCAGTCCAGCGCGGCCTTCGCGCCGGGAGGCCATTTGGCGGCCATCATCTTCCGCCGGTCCAGCCTGCGCCCATCGACGACAAACGTGCCATCACCCACAGCGTGCAGGGTACGACGTTCCTTGCGCGCCGGATTCACCCAGGCGGCCTGTGCGTCCAAGACCACGATGGAATGGCGGTTGATGATCGCACTCACCCGGCATTCGATGTTGGCGAGGCATTCCGCGACCAGCGGCGGCTTGACGGTGCCGGCGGGGAGCGCGGTGAGGTTGAATTGGGCGAACTTGTCCGTATCGGTGCCCGAGCAGGTGCCGATACCGACCACCTTGTCCAGCAGGTCCGCGCCGGGGATGGCGATAACGCATTCCTTGGTCTTCTTCAGCGCCGCGAAGGAATGGTTCCACGCCCCGGTGGTGATGGCGAACACAGGGGTGAAATCCAGCACCATGGTCCAGGAGATGGTCATCAGGTTCGCACGCCGGCCATCCCACGTGGACACCAGCACCACCGGCCCGGGTTCGATCAGGGTGAAGGCGCGGCTTAGGTCAAGCGGCTGCATGGGAGGCCTGAGGTTCGGAGGGACCGGATCGGGTGGTAGGAAGCCAGACACGCCCACAATCCTGCGTCAGACGCGACGCGACCGCCATGGAAATCCGAGTTCAGACGGCTTCGGCCAGACGCAATCGGCGTGCACGCGCGGCGGCTGCCGACGCGGCATCGAGTGCATTCACTAGGCCGGCGCGCGGCAGATTGCGGAGGGAGGCCTGGGCAGCAACCGGCTGCACGATACCGCTACACAGGCCGGCAGCCTGCGCTTCCGTCGCGGTGAACCAGGTCTCGGCATCCATCATCGCGGCGAAGTCGCTGATCAGCTTGCCACTGCGGCCGGCATAGATCGCGGCCAGCTGGCCATCGATTTTTTCCATGACTGCAGCCGTCTCCAGCATGTCCAGTCGATTGCCGATCACCAGGCCCCAGGCATTGTGGATCATCAGCATCGACGTCTCGGCCATCTGGATCGTCTGACCGGCCATGGCAATGAACGAGGCGGCGGAGGCGGCGATGCCATCGACCGTGACGCTGACCGGCGCCGGATGCGCGCGCAGGGCGTTGTAGATCGCCATACCGTCGAACACGTCACCGCCTGGCGAGTTGATCCGCAGATGGACCGGGCCAGCGCCAGCCTGTGCCAGGGCGAGGACAAAATCCTTCGCCGTGACTCCATACCAGCCGATCTCGTCATACAGCAGGATTTCTGTGACGCCGTCGGCGCCGTCACGCAGTGCCAGCGCCTCCGGCAGGTTGGCCGCGGCATAGGTGAGCAGGGCGCGGTTGGAGAACCGCGCCTCCCGAGATTCGTAGCGGCGCATCGCTGCTCCTATCGAGCCGGTGGCTTCTGATCTGGTGCCGTCGCGGTGGGCGGTACCGGCGGTACTTCGAACAACCTGGCGAGCGGCATGTTGGTGGTGTTGATCAGCGGCTCGTCGCCGTGCGCCACAGGCGGGCGGTTCTTGTGCCGGCGGCGCTCGTTGATGGTTATCACGCCGCTGGCGATCTCGGTCTGTGCCACCGTCGCTGCCTTCACCGGGTCCATCGCCATCATCGCGTCGCGGTCGAACTCGATGTAGTGGTCCGTGCCATTGAACAGCTTGTAGTTCAGCTCCGCCTCGATCCGGCCCAAGTCCGGGTTGAGGGTGTAGATCAGAAAGGCCAGTGTCTGCTCCGACAGGCCAGAGCCCCAGGATGTGGACTTATCGGTCTCGTTCAGCAGGTGCAGCGGCACGCCGAAGAACCGGCTGATGTCGGCCACCTGGAAGCGACGGAACTCGATGGTGCCGAGATCCTCCGGCGACATTTGCAGCGGATGCCAGGCGGCGCCGTGATCGGCGAAGATGACCTTGCCAGCGTTGCGCCGCCCCGTGTGCTCGGTGGTGAACTGCGCCCGGAAACGGGAGAAGCCTTCCGGCGAGATGCGACCCGGACCCGGCGTGACCATGCCGGACGGCTTGGCAGCGTTCTCGTGCACCGTGCCGGTCTGTTCCTCCAACAGCTGCGCCAAGGACACTGCGTTGCGGGCGAAGGCGCGGATGCGCGAGACCCCGGCGACGCCATTGAAGCCCAGGCCGGGGATGTGCAGCATGTCGTCCTGGGCGACATACTCGACGTTGGGCGTGTCGGGACCGTCGGCCCCTGCCAGCGCCTCACCCCAGGTGGTGCAGCGATACAGGTTCCTGCCGCCGCGGCGGAACACTTCGACGTTCCACGGCAGCACCGGCTCGAAGCCGACCACGCGGGCGGCACCGTCGCGGCGGATGATGCTGTAGTGGTTGCCCCACAGCATCTCGTGCACCACCCAGGATTCCCGCCAGGAGAACGCCGTGGTGGCGCGGCCGGGATAGGGCGCCATTCGGAACAGCGGCGCCAGGCGATGTTTTGCCGCCTCCTCGCGGCCATCCTCGGTGCGGCGGTAGATTTTCAGCGGCAGTTCGGCGATCAGGCCGGAGCAGATGGCGACGCAGCGATACACCGCCGAGCAAGCCATCGCCGTGCGTTCCGACACCGGCGGGCCGAACGCCGAGGACCCGCCCTGCGCCCAATCGACCAGCCAGTCGTCAGGATTTGCCAGGCTGGTGGACGGGTTCTCGGGCGATGCATTGACGATGCGCGGTTCCACGCGCGCACGTGCAGGAGCGGTGTTCAGGCCGAAGATGGTGGCGAAGAGTCCCACAGTTCTGGCCTGTCCCAAATGGATACCATCTCAGCTGCGGCACCAGCGCCGCCGGTCGCTGCCCCGACCGCCATGGCCAGCGCAATCAGGGGGTCGATGCGGTTCACGGCCCGGCGCTTGCTAAACCAGCGATTGTCGAACGGGTCGCGCTCGATCGCCGCCGACATGATGGCGGAGATCACTACCGGGCTGCGGCGGATACGGATGCGCCGTTCGAGGATCAGGTTCTCCAGTTCCAGGAGAGAGCCTGGCATCCAGAGCCCTTGCGGTGCCGGTTCGCCCAGCTGGCGGGCTTCCTGAATGGCTTCGTCGGACGGCTTGGCCCGGCGGCGGCCACCCTGCGGGTGTTCGACCTGCTCCAGGGTCAGGCCGAGGCCGTCGAGTTCGTCCTCCAGCCGCCGGTAGGAATAGCGATCATAGGCCAGCATGCGGACACGGTAGTCGGCGGCGATCTCGGCGATGCGGGCCGCCACGAAATCGAGCCGGATGGTCTTGCCGCTTTCGGCATGCAGCCAGCCGTCGGAGACCCAGACGTCATAGGGGGCCTGATCACGCAGTGCCCGCTCGGCCAGGGTGTCCCTGGGCGTCCAGGCTTCCACCCAGGCGTCATAGGTCGGCAGCCGTGCCACCGTGCCGTCGTCACGGCGGATATCGACCATGCCAGTCTGCACCACCGCTGCGACGGCAGTCAGGTCCTGGCTGCCGGACAGATCTGCGCCCAGCCAGACGTCCTCTCCGGCATGTTCCTGCGGATCGAAGTCATCTAGCACCGCCTCCAGTGCCGCCCGGCTCATCCAGGCTTCCTCGGCGTCGGTCCAGACGCAGAAATGCAGTCGCAGGATGTTGTTTAGCCGGCCCGGGATCGCCTGGGCCTGGCGCACCACCCCGGCGAGGTAGTCCTCGGTCACGGTGACACCGAGCAGCGGATTCGCCTTCACCCAGCAGGACGGGTCCTCGAGCGGGTCGTCGCCGGGATCCAGGGCGCAGACAAAGGCAAACGTCTCGTCGTCGAGCACCTCGCCGACGAAGGTGAACGCCTCGTCCGGCGTCCTAGTACCGGCGGCGACACGGACGGCGTGTTCGTGTTCCTGCCAGCAGACGGTGTTTCGGTCGGAACCGCTGTTGGTCGCCATGCACAGCATCGGCTGACGGCGGAATTTGAAGCCGCGTTCGAGCAATTCGATCGTCCGGGCGTCGCGGTGCTCGTGCACCTCGTCGCAGAGCGCAGCGCTGGGCCGCGGGCCGGACTGCCCCTCGTCCGAGGAGATCGGCCGGAAGAACGAGCCGGTGCGCAGATCGGCTAGGTTCCAGACCGGGTTGCCGCCGGACTTGGTCAGCCGCGCCGCCAGGGCCGGGGACTGATCGACCATCGCCACGGCATCGCGGAACAGGACCATGGCCTGGTCCTTCTTGGAGCCGGCAGCGTAGACTTCGGCACGGGCCTCGCCGTCGGCCAACAGGCAGTAGAGGCCGATGCCGGCGAGCATGGGCGACTTGCCGTTACCCTTGCCTTCCTCGTCGTAGAAGCGACGGAACCGGCGCGTACCATCCGGCCGTTTCCAGCCGAACAGGGAGCCGATGCGGAATGCCTGCGAGGGATGCAGTTCGAACGGCCGGCCTTCGAACTGGCCGCCATTCAGGCGCAGCACGTCGGGGAAGAACTGGATCGCCCGCAGAGCTGCGATGACGTCCCAGGTCAGGCCACGCTTGGGACCGTTCTCCAGATCCAGTAGGTGGCGGCGGCAGGCGTTGCGAACGTGCGGGCCGTGCACGACCTTGCCCGCCACGACATCGCGCGCGTAAGCAGTGACCGGATCGTCGGGCGGTGACGTAGGCTGACGCTTCTTCCTTCGGGTGGGTGGCATGGATCTAGACAATTCGAATGATTCCAATTCCGTTTGTGGTGGAATCCGAGAATGAACCGTCTATCGCTCGATACGGACATTGTTTCAATTTTCAACAACGAAGGCTGGGTTGTTCTCGATAATCTGTTTTGCGCGGAAGCGTTTGAGGCTCTTGACCGTACCAGCCGAGAATTCTTTGAGCAGGGTGATGTTTATCCAAAGGTAGAGTCGCCAGGTTGGGCGCAACGGCCAGCCGGAGAGCCTCCCGGCGGAGTCCAGGCTGACCAGCTATTCCGCGCGGACAAAAAGGCTACGCTGCGTCGATTGTTCGGCAGCAGCGCCCGTGGGCTCCAAAGCGGAGTCGGTCCCCAATACACATATTCCGTCCCAACCGCCGGGGCCCGAGGGTTGGGCCTGCATATTGACGGAGATGTCGGTAGCGGCATTGTTAGCCTAATGGATGGCTTGATCGGGGTTCTCTTGCACGATGTGCCCGATGCTGCTCATGGGGCATTTTGCTTCGTGCCCGGATCTCACGAACGTAACGTGGAATTCCTGCGCAAGCATCGTCACCTGCCATTAGCTGAAGCACTCAAAGTTGTAAACCGACAGTATGACGAGCAATCACAAACGATCCCATTCATAGGGCGACGCGGCCAGGCTATAGCTTGTCATCCACTGCTGAGCCATGGCACCGCCCCCAATCGGGGCACGTCAGTGCGCCGGATGGCGTTTGTCCGCATTAACGCCAGGATAGTTCAGAATAGCAGAAACTCCCGCCAGGAGCAGGGCTCACACACCGCCATGGAACTGTTACGGCAAGATCGGCGCTATCGGAATCGATTGATGACGGCTTTCAGGATGACGTTTTGCAGACATAGGAATGGATGATGTGGAAATCATTCAGTTGCTCGCTCCGCAAGGACAACTGAGGCCTTCCAAAGTTGGCCTTGTCTGGAATCTGGCTATTGGCGGGGAGGGCCTCCCAACGCCATTTCGAGTGTGGATCCAGAATGGCTTCATCCACCCAAGCCGATAGGAACAACGCAACGCCGATCACATGCGGCCGGCCACCGTTCCTGCCCGGTATCTGCGAATGAGCTACCGGCGACGCCGGCGCAACATGCCGATGATAGTCAACCCGGACATGATCAACGCGATGCTGCCCGGCTCTGGTACAGCCTCAATTCGTCCGTTCTGGTCAAAAACAACAGCGTTCACTCCCAGATCCGTCAATGTCCATTCTGGGATCAGCAGATCGTTTTCATCATACAATTCTATGCCCGTCAGATCGAATGTGTTGCTGAAATTGGCGAAGGTCGTGAAGTTCGCGCCGTTGGAAGCTGATGGAAACCCGGTATTACCCCCGATCAGCGCGTAGGACGCAGCATAGAACATGATGTCCAGCGGCGCTGCTGTCGATCCGATATAGGTGAACTGGAAGGAACCCGACCCTGTCGCGTGCAGTGATGATCCGCCAAATACATCGTAGAAGGACCCGCTTGCGGACCCGTCTGCAAGGAAGTCCAGTCGACCGTTGGCGCCGCCAAACGGTGCCGAGGACGACCCGGTGACATTGAAATTGAACACCACGCGACCTGGCGTCTGCGCGGAATTGAACTGCGCCTGGGTGCGGAAACCATAGGAGCCGATCGAGGTGTAGCCGAGGCTGGCGGAAGCATTACCGACCTGTGCGCTGGCGGAGGTCCGCGCGCGTGCGAAACCGTCTAAGGACGCCGACGTAATCGATGTAAGGCTGCTTCCGCTCTCGGTCAGCGAAATATTCTGATTCGATGGACCAATCGGCACGCTGTCATTGTGGACCAGACCGCCTTCCTGGAGATTGTTGCCCGCATTATCCTTAATTTCGCCATAGGTTTGGAGGGCATAATACTGCGATGCCAGGACATTGCCGTTATTGACGGACACGATAACTGCTTGCGCGCCCCCGGCACAGCCTAGCAGCATTGCGCCAAGCGTCCCCAGACCCCACCGATACGTCATCGTTCGACCCCAAAGCTAAACGAAGTCATTTCTAGTCCCATCTAATCCGAAGACTATCGCATAGCTGCGAAGGCCGGCAGATAGACGATTACGATACTCAGAAAACGACATGGTTGGCAACCATTGATTGAGCACGGGTATCGTCGGACCCGGGTCAACTGGGAGAGGGGCATTCTGGCCCGAGCAACCCTGGATCGTATCTTTGGGCGGGAACGCGTTTCAGCTGTGGGCAAACAGAAGTCTTGCTAGGGTGCAGCCAACCTCAAGACCGGATGATCGGTAGCGGCCGGAGCGCAGCGATGGCGGCGATGGGACTCCCAACCGGCGATGGTGGTCAATCTGGATGGGCAGCGGGTGCCGCCGTGCTCAGCGATGGGGGCGCATAAGTCGCTGCCGATAGGAAATTCGCTTGATCCAGATCAACACAACTGCCGGAGTTGGATTGTAGGAAACCCAAAGGCCGCGCAAGCCGCTCGCGCTGTCCAACCCGGATCCCCCTTGATGCGCCTCGGGCAACGCTCGGGGCGCCTTCTTTTGGGGCGTCATGAATGGTCCATTCGTTGCTATGCCCTCCCGCCCGGTATCGAACACTATGAGCCCGGCCGTGCCCCAAAGTCGCCTCAGACCGATAACTGAGGGCAACCTTGGCTTCCGATGTCAGGAAGCCTCACGTCCGGTCATCGGGCGAAATAGGCTTGCGCCGGGTCCTCGTGGGCGGAGCCATCGGTGACGGAAATCCTGCTGCGCGCGGCCGGGGTCATGCCGAATTCGGTGAGGAACTTGTGCATGATCTCAAGCGCGCGGTTCCTGATCGACAGGAACGGCGATTGCATCGGGAAGCCGCCGCTGGTCTCGGTCACCTCCGCTCCGCCCGAGCGCCGCGTCACCGTCTTCACCGGGGACTTCACCACCTTGCCGTAGCGGCGTAGCTGCTCCTCCGCTTCCACCCAATCCGCCCAGGCCTGGCAATAGGCGGCCAGCGCAGCGCGGTCGACATGCGTGAGCAGGCCGATGGAGTTCAGGTCGTCAGCGATCCGGCTCCACTCCGCCTTGGCTTCGTCCGAAAGATGATCCGGCACGGGCGGGACGCCTGCTGCGGGCTTCGGCTCGTTCTTGTTGAGCGCGCGCTTCCCCGGGTTACCGGTGATCAGCTTGAGATGGGTGGGTTTGCGCGGCGGACCGGGCATTGGAGAGATCCTGGTCTGACATTCATTCGGCCGCCGATGATTCGATGATCACTCATGGCCGGAGAAAGCAATCTGATTGCGCTTCATTCGACTTGGCTTCTCAGCACGATGAAGCATTCATGCCGGCACCAGCTTGCTGGCGCCCCGATCGGTTGAGGCGACGGGGCTCAGGGCAGTAGCGGGGGCGCGATCGGCGCGGTCCCGGCAACCGAAAGGGACTGCCCTATGACGAAACTCTCCGACACCCAGCTGGTGATCCTGAATGCCGCCTGCCAACGCGAGGATGGCCGCGTGCTACCGCTCCCCGAGCGCCTGAAGGGCGGTGCCGCGACCAAGGTCGTCGACAGCCTGATCGCCAAGGGCCTGGTCGAGGAAGTCGATGCCAAGCGGGGCGAACCCGCCTGGCGGCAAACGAACGACGGTCGGAGCGTCACCTTGGCCATTGCGGCCGCAGGCCTCGCCGCCCTCGGCATCACCCGCGAGGACGCCCCGCAGGCGCCCGCAAGGGCGGCCGGGAAGCGGAGGGCGCCGAAGGCCCCTGCGGTCCCGAAGGCCGGGCCCACGATCGCGACAGGCGCCACGGTGGCCAATATTCGCACCGGCACAAAGCAGGCGCTGCTGATCGACCTGCTGCGTCGGCCTGAGGGCGCCACCATCGCGGAGATCGTCGAGGCCACCAACTGGCAAGCGCACACGGTCCGCGGCTCAATGGCCGGGGCGCTGAAGAAGAAGCTTGGCCTCACTATTGCGTCCGAAAAGGACGAGAAGCGGGGCCGGGTGTATCGTATCCAGGCCTGATCTGAGCAACGGCGGCGGCGATCGCCACCGCCGCTGCAGCTCCCCTTTTGCCCCTTCTAGAGCTTCCTTCACCCGCGCGGGGGACAGGCCCAATTGCCGCGCGATCGGGGATAGCTCGACCACGGCTGGCGTTGGCGGAGGCCGCCGGGTTGGCATGGCCTCAGCTATGCTGAGGACGTCTCATCCGAGCAATCGAGCCCACTTGGTTGGGACGAGCGCCGTTTAATGGAGGTCAGTGCGCAGAAACTATTCTTGGCGCCACCTACGGCGCGCGCCAGGCACGCTGACGCAGACATCGCAGTGTTCAAAATTTAGGATTTGATCTATCTCAATGGAAAAAAAAGAAGTGAAACTCAAAATATGAAGTAAGATGAATTTCGCTCAGTCTGGGTCGATAGGAGATGGGCATGCGTCATACCGTCATGGATACGCGTACAATGGTCCAGCATCACGACCATTCGGTCCCCCACCTGGAGGAGGCGCGGCCCCAACCCAAACCACGCCGCAACCGTGATACCGAAATCACCCGTAAGATCCTTCTTTTGGTTTTCGTCCTGCTCGCATTGGCCGGCATCATGGTAGTGGTCCTCCGGGTGCCGGCACTGACGGCGTTTCTGACCACCCTCCTTCCAGGAGCTTGAACTGGCTCATACAATCCGCCGGTCGCCCCCCAGCGGTAGTCTCGGCAATCTCAATTGCAATTCCTTGCTTACCGCCGGAGAGGAGACCGAGTCCGTCGTCCGGACTTACTCGGTCACGGAGTAGCCGAGCAGAACGCTTGGCCTGTCGCAGCGTGCGTCGCGCTGCCGCCGGTAAACTCCTGCCAGCGCCGGACGATCACGTCGACATACTTGGGATCCAGTTCCACCAGCCGCGCCCGGCGCCCAGATTTCTCCGCCGCGATCATCGTCGTCCCGGAGCCGCCGAACAGGTCGAGCACGATATCCCGGCTCTTGGATGAATTCCGGATCGCCCGCTCGACCAGCGCCACCGGCTTCATCGTCGGGTGCAGGTCGTTCTTCGCGGGCTTGTCGAAGAACCAGACATCGCCCTGGTCGCGCGCGCCACACCAGAAATGGTCGGCGCCGTCCTTCCAGCCGTAAAGGATGGGCTCGTATTGCCGCTGGTAGTCGGCGCGGCCAAGGGTGAAGGTGTGTTTCGCCCAGACGATGAAGGTGGACCACTTGCCGCCGGCCTCGCGGAATGCCTTCTGCAAGGTGTCCAGTTCGGAGGACGACATGCAGATGTAGACGGCGCCTTTGGTGACGCTCAGCAGGTTCACCGACGCGTCGTAGAGGAAGGAACCGAACCCGTCCCCCTGTGCATCATTCAGGATTGGGCGGTTCTTGCCGCGCAGCTTGTCCTTGGCCGAGTTGGCGTAGTTCACGTTGTAGGGCGGGTCCGTGAAAGCCATGTCAACCAACTCGCCGGCGAGCAGCGTCTCCACGTCTTTCAGCACGGTGGCATCGCCGCACAGCACGCGGTGCTCACCGCAGATCCAGATATCTCCGGGTCGGCTGATCGGCTCCGCCGGCGGGTCTGGTGCGTCGTCCGGATCGGTCTGTCCTTCCGTCTCGCTCGCCAGCAGCTTGTTCAGCTCGTCCTCGCCGAAACCAACCAGGCCCATGTCGGCGCCCATGGCCCGCAGGTCGGTCAATTCGAGGCGGAGAAGCTCTTCGTCCCACTGCGCCCAGTTGGCCGACTTGTTCGCCAGCAGCCGAAACGCCTTGATCTGGGTTTCCGTCAGCTCATCGGCCAAGGCGACCGGGACTTCCGCCAACCCCAACTTACGTGCCGCCTTGAGGCGCAGATGACCATCGACAACCAGTCCATCGGACTTGGCGACGATCGGAATGCGGAACCCGAATTCACGGATAGCGCCAACCATGCGATCGACCTGGTCGTCGTTCTTGCGCGGGTTGCGCGCGTATTCCACCAGCCGCTCGATGGGCCAGGTTTCGACCTGCAAAACGCCGTTCACGGGGTATCCTTTGTGCGGATTTTCAATGACATAGCGGATTTGACCCCCCCACCCCTAACCTGCGGCTCTGTGCGCATTTGCCCACGCCGGCGTACCGCATTGAAATCGCCCGACTTTCGACCCCCTATCCGTCAATTATTCTATCATGTCACTCATCCTCTTCGTTTCGGGTCCATCGGCCAGCCATCTTTGTCAGCACCACGAACAGTGAACCTGCCGCCGTTCTGCCGCGCACCTGAGGTGCGTTCCTTCACCTGTGCGTCGTGGCTGGCGCAGAGGCAGCGCAGATTGTCCAACCGATCGGCCGCGGTCAGCGTCGCCGAGATGGGACGGCGCGCGATGTGATCGACATGGGTAGCGGCACGGCCGCAGCCCGGTACTACGCAGCGGTAGCCGTCACGTTCCAACGCACGCCGACGCAGCGCGCGCCAAGCCCGGGATGTGTAGAAGCGCACGCTGGCCCCGGTCGCCATCGCCAGCCTCCGGGCAAGAAAAAACCCGCGCGATCAAGAGATCGGCGGGCTTGTTGTCTCCGGGCGCGCTACCCGAACGTGGTGAGAGTTAAACACCGCAATCGCATTCGCGTCAATCAGGTTTTCATAGTCGAGGAAGAATGTTAGTCATTGTTTGTGCTCGGACATGGCGCCGTT